GGGTACTCCTCTTTACATAGACTCTACCCAGATTTGCAAGATAGGTGTGTGTATGGGGACACAAACTTCAACAGATTTGTCGCCTGCGCCACTAGGGTAACCTCCACTCGAAAGAAAACAGGTTGGCCCTTCTCTACTCTCTCACTCACTGACCATCAGCGCCTTTCATCAGGCTATAGCACTTTTAGATTCTTTCATATCTTAGATGCATGGTTTGACTCCTTTGATTGGGCTACATTGGTTGGAGAGTGGGTTGATCAATTTGTGTCTTTGGTGGAAGACCACGACCTGCCGCACATAAAGAAAGTTTTGCGTGTCATGACATACAATCTCATTGTCATGTTCGGCCATGTCGCCGATCCCACGCTCTGGTCCGCTTTTGAGGCTACTCTCAAAGTTAAGAAGAGCGAGATCGCAAAATTCTTCAAAGCTGTCCGGGCAATCTTTGATCTTAATGGTAACCCCCTGTATGGTAACACTGTCGCTTCATCGCTTGTTGGTCTTAGATGGGTTGATAAATTGAAGATGATGATGTGTCATCCTCTCTTTTTGTCGGACGGTGTTAGGAAGGGTGTTGTCTTCTTCTGTCCAGGTGTTCTACATTCAGACTTGAAGAAGGTATTTGTTGGTTTAATTCACAGGGATTATGAGGGCCTGAACTACGATTATGTTGGCGTCTACTTCTCTGATGACTCCTGTGTTAGTTACACGAAGGAAGGGGAGATCATTAGAGGAAACGTCGACATCAGTTCTTGTGACTCATCTCATAGTGTCGATCTGTTCTTATATATCAGGAAAGTCTTGTCCGGACGCGGATTAGACTTTCATGGTATTGAGATGATTGATATACTATTGTCACAGTTGATGGTCCCTTTCAAAATACCACTCCGTCGAGAGATAAATGGTAAGGTCCGCATCACTGACTATCTCAGATTCAAACCGAAGACTCCACGCTTGTACTCAGGATCTGTCTTGACTACGCTGGTTAACAATTTTGCATCAATGTCCATATTGGTCAACTTCTTCTACGACTGTCCCACCAAGACAGTGCAAGAGTCAGCCCGTAGTATTGGATATGATGTCACCTTTGTGCCATGTGAAGATCCTTCCCAGCTACAATTTCTTAAGCACAGCCCTGTGTGGGGGCATAGCTCTGGAGTCTGGGATTACTACCCGGTTTTGAATCTTGGTCCCTTTGTGCGTATGATGTGGTCTAAAACCAATGGTGATGTTCCTGGTTCAGGGGACTTAGAGAAGCGGTTTCACTCGTTTATGGTGAGTGTGTTGCATGGTATGTATCCACGCGTGAGCTGCCCTCTATTCCCTCCAATCACTGGACCAATCGATGAGCGATGGATTGACCGCTACAAGGTTGATCCAGATGCACCCCTCATCCACGTCACCACCAACGACATGCTCCACAGATATGGGCATTCCAGTGAAGACTTCTTGCTCTTAGATGCACCACTCGATCCTCGCAAGATACCTTTACTTCGGGATGTCCTGTCCATGGACTATTAGCCTCTCGATCCTCCTAATAGTAACCTCCCTCCTCCCTATCATCCATCATCCTCGCCCACTGTGAGAAGGAAAACTCACGTTAATAAAACCTCCTGCTGGTTATGCCAG